GTTTGCAGTTCGATCAGGGTTGCCCGTCCGCTGGCGACGGCGTTTCCGATGGTTTGGGGGACATTGACGAATCCGAGGTATCCGGGGTCTGGTTCGCCGCCGTCCCTAATTTCGAGAGGAAGGCGGCCGGCGAAAAACCCGTGTGCAACTCGAAAACCTCCGAACGCAAAGTCAGCCGGGTCGTTACGTCCTCAATATCCTCGTCGTCGACAGGCCGGACGACGTTGGGGTTTTTCGGGTCCGGCACGATGACGACGCATTCCATCATTTCGTCCAACAGCGGTTCGGCTTCGTCGAACTGCATGGTCAACAGACCCTTGAAGCCGACCGCGACGAGCGTTCCCATGCCGAGTCGTATCACGTCGGGCGGTATTTCCATGCCGCTGTTCGCGATGGCGCCGAGCGCGCGGAGCGCCCATTTTTCGGACTGCGCGGCTGACATTTCGGTGATCAGGAACGTCTTGCCCGAGTCGCGGTTGCCTTCCGCCTTCGGGATGGTGATCAGCTTGGTCTTGCGTGCCATAAATACTCCCTGGTTGACGGTCCGGACAATAGGACTGTGCGCGCCGTACGGTCAACGAAAAACCCCCGGCGGCCCGAAAGCTACCGGGGGTTCCTTGCGACCCAGGGAGGGACCTCTTAAACCGGACCGGGCGTCACGTCCTGCCAAACCAGCGTGAACTGGCGGGGCTGCAGCGTCTTGTTGATGGCGGGGATCAGGCTGGCCGCGGTCAGAACGCCGCGGTTCATGACGTACCGTTTGCCCGTCGCGCGGAGCAGGATCGAGCCGAACGCCCAATAGGTTTCGCGGCGCTGGCGCTGCGAGGACGTCCAGAACTCAAACATATCGACCGATTCGCTATCCGCCTGGAGCGTGATCGTCTGTTGGATCGGATTATGGACGAAGCCCGCCGACAGCCGACCGTCGATCCCCATGCTCGTTTCGGCGTTGGTCACGGGGTCAACCGTCGTGACGTTATCCGCCGCGAAGCCCTGAAGGCGGCGGGGCGTATCGTAAAGCCCCTGGACGCCGATCATGATGATGGCATTCGCGGCGGTCAGTGTCCGATTATTAGCCATATCTTATTGCACCATGAGGCTGGAGAGGTTGATTCGCTGCACCGATTGCCCGTCGGTATAAAAGAACGTGCAGATCGGCGAGCCGCGTTCGGCGCGGACGGTCGGGCCGGGGTCGACGATCGTCAGTTCCCAGCCGCGGACGAAAATCGTTTCGGAAATGTCCTGTCCCGCGAGCCCGGTCAGAATAATCCGCTGCGCTTCGGACAGGACGACGCCCGACCGGATCGCGCCGAAGTCGACCGCGTTGTTAATGTCAGTCGTCAGGCCGGCGGCGATCAGTTCGTACCCATCGTCATTGTACGGGATTTGGCCGACCGCGCCGAGCAGCGTCATCAGCGACAGCTGGAACGCATTGTTCAGCCAGACCTGATTGATATAGCTGTCGATGAAGGCGAACGGGCCGCTGACCGTGCCGTTATACAGCCAAGTGAACTCGTCGTTGGCCGTCGCGTAAGACCCATAGAAGCTGTAGCCGTTCGCCAGCAAGTTGTTGGCGACTGTCTGGTTCGTCACATCGGCCGACAGCCCTGAACCCCGACGGAACGCGGCGACCGTCCGGCCATTGTCGCGGTTGAAATCGATCGACCCGGCGTAACCGAGAACAAAGACCGCCTTGTCGGGCGTCGGGGCGTAAATGCACGCCGTGCCGGACAATTCGAGTGCGGCGATCCGCACGGCGGGGCTGGTCGTGTCGCTGTTCGTGATCGCCTCGGCGGCGTCGGTCCAGGCGACGAACAGGAACCGGTCGTCCTGCGTGCCGTTCCACGTGGCGAACTCGACAATCTCGTCGTCGGTCAGTTCGTCCAGATGGGTGAAGCTGACAAAATTCTGCGTCTGGTCGGTGACTGTCTGCATCGTCTCGGCGGCGGTCTGCGCGTCGGCACCTTGCGACAAGACCGCGCCGGTCGCGGCGGTCAGTCGCAACCCCTCGGCCAGCGTGCCGGTCGCATAGACGATCGTCGCCGTGTCGCCGGTTGCGGTGCTCGTGAACAGAAACGCCCCGGCAATCGCGTCATAGGTGACGGCGAAGTCGGGCGACGTGAAGGCCGCCGCAATGATCGTCGCCGCGTTCGAAAAGCTGGTCGCGCTGGTCAGGTTGATCGTCGAACTGGTCAGGGCGGTCCCGCCAAAATTGATCGTCAGCGTACCGGTCAGGGCTTGCAGTTCGGCGAGCGTCAGGCCGAGCGCGCCGCCGCGGATCCAGCCCGCACGTGCGGTCAGGACGTGGGCCGAAAATAGCAGGAAGGCGGGAATGCTGGTCGCGCCGATATAGCCGTTGAAATAGACGGTCGCGGCGAGCGCCTCGGCACTGGTCGGCCCGAAATAGTCGGACACGGCGCGCGCGGTCGGGAATGTCAGGACTTGGCCGACGGGGGCGCGCTCGGACTCGGTCAGGATCAGGCCGGTCATGTCGAGGCCGGTTCCGCCGGGGCTTACGACACCCGGCACGACATTGACGATATCTTTCGCCGGGATGCTATTCGCCATTTTAATCCGCCTCCACGAGAGTGACGTCCACAATATCGGCAAACTGTTGGCTTGTCGATACCGTAGGATTGAATTGCAAGGTCGCGCCGAGCATCCACCGCGCCAAGTATTGCTGTTCGCCCGTGACGAGCGGCAATTGCCGAGGGTCGCCCAGATAGAGCGGCTGGACCAGATGGGGCCTTAGATAATCGCAGCCGTAGGCATCGCGAAGCAACGTGCTGACAATCTGCACGTTTTCGGCCGCCGCCGGCCCGTACACGTCGATCTGCACGTCGAGCCGGGTTTGCTGTTGCGTCAGGCGCGTGCCGTCTGCGGGCGCCGGGTCGTCGGACGGGACGTAGGTTCGGGCGTTGGTGGCGAGGCGCGCGCGGCCCGTCGGCGTCAAGACCACGAAGTCCGGCCCGACCGGCATCGGCACGCGGTTCGCTTGGCCCTTGACGACGTTGGTCGGGCCGACCGGCAGCACGTCGAGAACGAACGCGCGCAGGCCGATAAAAACGGCTTGCTCGGTAAGGTCGATCGTTGCGGGCATATCGCGAGCATACGACAAGACGCGGGGTAAAAATAGGTATTGACGGGACGGTCAATATGCGTAAGGTGGCCGCAACGAAACGCCTTTAGGAGACGCTCTATGTTCCGAACTCCCGCTGAAACCGCCGTCCTACTCACTCGGGGGCAACAATCGACCCTTCGGTCACTTTGTCGTGAAGAATGGAGGTTTCTCGGTTGCGGGGAGCCTACCGCGGTCAGGTTGCTTTCTGGCACCAAGACCCGCCCACCTTTGACGTGCGAAGGGCCCCGTAGTTCGGAAGGATGGCGGACTTTCGGTCTTACGACATATGGTGCTGCGGTTCTGGCCGCTTTGGGGGATTGATGTTCGATAAATACCGCTGCACGGTCAAAGGCTGTCGCTATTCGAGCAATACGTTATCGCTCGCAACCAATCATATTGTCCGTCACGAGGCGGACCGGGAGCGCCAGCGGTCGGCGCGTGCTGCTAGACGACGTCCCGTAACTAAGAGCGATAAGCCGTGCTAGAGATTCGGCCCATCACGCTTCGCGCCGCCTGCGCGTTCATTGCCGACCATCACCGCCATAACAAGCCGCCGCGCGGTCACAAGTTTAGCGTGGCTATATACGACGGCGAAACGCTGGTCGGTGTCGCTTGCGCAGGCCGTCCGATCGCTCGTCATTTTGATGACGGTCTGACGCTCGAGGTAAACCGAACCTGCACGGACGGCACAATGAACGCCAATTCGATGCTTTACGGCGCGATCTGGCGGGCCGCTAAGGCGATGGGCTATCGACGTTGCTTGACGTACACGCAAGCCGACGAAACCGGGGCGTCCCTACGGGCGGTTGGCTGGCGGCAAGTAGCTAGCAGGGCTGCTCGAAAAAGCTGGGCCGAAAGTACGGGAGATCCAGAAAAGCGAGCAATGCGCGATGCCGTCGGGAACGGCGGGGTCGAACGGGTGCTTTGGGATATCCGCAGCGGCTAAGGAGCGTCCATCTGCTTACTGACAGCCCCGCGCGACCAGCCCGCCGTACTCCATCCCTCGAGAATCGCTTCGACCTGCCAGACCGCGCCTTCGAACACGACCAGATCGCCGCCGGTCTGCGCGACTCGGTCGGTCGCCTGAAGCTGGAAGTTCACATAAACCATTCGCTCGCAATTTGAGATCCGCAGCGATGACAGATGGTCGACCTCTTTTTTGCCGAGCGACTGGACCTGCGCGACGACGGGCGTCTGCGGGTCGTATTGCGGGGTCTGTGTACCGTCGGCGCCGACGGCAATGCCCGCATAGCGGCGATAGCCGATCGACAAGTTCGGATTGATCCGGCTGGTCAGCACGTTTGCCCTGGAACGCAAGTTAACCATCGTCTGTCACCACTTCATAATCGACCGCGTTCAACATCGTGCCGGACCAGACGAGCGGCTTGCTACTGCCGCCGCTCGCAGTCTCGCCGGCCGCCACGTCCGCAAAGGCCTGCCATACGTCGGCCGCCTCGTAATCGCCAGTCGGGAAGCGCGAGCGGAGCAGCAACGTTACGTCCGACAGCGGCGGGTCGTTCGTCTCGATAATGGCGGTCTGCAACTGGCCGACCATCCCCATGCCCATGATGTTCAGCGACTTTTCGACGTCGAAATTCGAGCCCTGAAGCAACCGCGAAAGCTGCGCGCCCCACTCGTCCACATTATCGGCGATGAATTTATTAAAGAACGGGCGGGGCGGAATGCCTGCGCCGGGCGCGCCGAAATTTTGCGTTGCCGCGACCATCGCGACGGGCGTGCCGTCCGGATAGGTCGATCCCTCGAGGAAGCCGACTCGGAGCTTGCCGCCTTTCGCGATCGATTGGGATAGTGCGGCGAGTCGTCGCTCGAGCTTTTCGCCACCGGTCAGCGTTATCGTGGCCATATGCCGAACCCGCGACGAGCCGGTCCGAAATAGCGAGGCGCCGGGGCGATATAGCGGGCGGTGCGGAAAGGCCGCGTCAACTGCCAGAATGTCGCGCCCTCGGGCGTCTGGATCCACCAGGCTTGCGACTCGCGAACCGCGCCATAATCCGAATCGATGCTGACCGTGCCTTCGGTCGCGCTCGATATGCGGCCGACCATGCCGTCCGGACCGGTCGAGCCGCCGCCAGACGACGGATACCCGGCGAGTCGCGCAAGATGGGCAACGATGTAATTCAGGAAAACGAGTCGCTTGTCGGTATCGGCGATCGGGCTGCAATCATCGTTCGCGAACAGCAACTCGGCAACGGTGAAAAATCCCGCCGTTACGGGCTCGGGAACCGCGGCCATATAGGGGAACATGGCGGTCCATTTCGCATAGTCAAATACGGCGACCGCCATGTCCGTTTCCCTTAATCCGCAGCCGCTGGCCGCTTCATTTCGCGAACCCCGAGAATTTCAAGTCCGCTGTGAATGTAAAAATCGCGAGTCGTGTTCGGCTCGACGACTTCGATCACGGCGCTCTTCGGATAGTCGGGCTCGCCGTGACGGAGAGTGACTTCCACCGGCCAGCCGGCATGGGCGTCGACAGTTACTTTGGTGGTCATGTCTGTTTCCCTTAATCCTCGCGGGTCTTAACGCCGCCCTTTTTCTTCGCTTCGACCTCGGGATCCACGCCCTCGGTCCCGGTCTGCACAATCGAACTGACTGCGGCGCATTCCTTCTCGGCATCGGCGCGCGACTTGAACGGGCCGAGGATCGATCCGTTTTCGAAGGCGATGAAACCGCCGCGGATCTTTTCGCCGTTGTGCGTGGTGACTTCCTTGCGCCACGCTTCGAACGCTTCGGTCTGCGAGTTCGACAGTTCGGTCAGGCCGAAACCATAGACGCGCTGGCGGTTTTCACGGGGCGAACCGTTCTTGCTGGGGTTGTCCAGTTCCTCGCCGATGTTGGCGCCGTGCAGAATGATAGTCTGGCCGCCGTGCTCGACCTTGAGCCCCGACGGAAGTTTGCAAGCATAAAAAGACATTGGTTACTCTCCTGGTTCATCAACGCCCCGACGGCGAGAGGAAAAACACCGTCGGGGCTATTGGGATACAGGATTAACGCCCGCCCAATAAATTAGATGCCGAGCATCTGCGCGACGGCGATCGGGCGACGGATGATCGCCCCCCACGTGCCGCCCGAGAACTTCTGCGACCAGGCCGACAGTTCCTGCACGACCGGATGGGCGCGCATCTTTTCGGTAAACGCGGTCCAGACGGTCTGCTCGCCTTCGTACTGCGGGACCATCAGCTGCATGATCTCGCCCGCAGCCGTGTCGTACTCGGGGACCGGCTCGATCCGCAGGCCGGGGAAGTTTTCCATAAGGGTCTGGCGGGTGGGCACGTTGAACGGCGACACGTTCGACAGGGCCGCTTCCTTGGCCGGCGACAGGGCGAGTACCAGCGGATCGCTCCGCGTGATGTTGCCGCCCATCTGGACTTGCAGCGCCGTGAACAGCTTCAGCACATCGTTATAAATTTCGATGGCCGTCGCATTGGCCCACGACGTGCCGCCGCCCGCCTTGGTGTTCGGAACGATCGGCGTCGAGAGCGACGGGTCGTTGAGGATCCCATAGTTCTGCAGGCCGAGCACGCCGTACGCATAGGAGCGGTTGCGGATGCGGTTGAACGTCTGGACGACGCTACGGTCCATGCGGGCGTTCGCGTCGATCGCCGCAAGGCCCCAATGGCCGATCTGCTTTTCGCCCGTCCGTTTGATCGTCTGGAAGTGCCACGGCTGGCGCGACACCCATTCGACGTTGAAGTCGACCGTGCCGCCCATGTCGTAATCACCATAGGTGACGACGTGGCCGGTCGATTCGGCGAGCGGCATCAGCATCGACTGCGTGAGCCAGTCGCCCTTCTGGACCTCGCCGCCCGCCACGTCGGCGATACGGATCGGCTCGAGGACCGCCTCGATAACCGTCGGATCGACGATCTGGGCGAGAAATGCCGGAATGCCCTGATTGAGCGCCGTCACCAGCTGCGGCTGGGCGTCCATTGCCAGATTATAATCGCTGCCCCAGCCGTCCGCCGCGTAAACTGCGGTGTCGAGCATGATGACGCCATTTTCTGCCAGGAGTCGCCGTTCGGTAATATCACGCATTGTATTAAGCCCCCTGAACGGAGATTTTGGCAATATCGCCGGCGGCCGCCACGCTGACTGCGCGGTAACCAGTGGGTGCAGCCGTGGTTGCGGTTGCGGTGACGGTGCCCGTCGCGGTGGCGTTGGCCGACAGGACTGCCGTACCGGCAACCGTATCGACCGAGATGAGGCGCGCCCCGGCGGGAATGCCCGTGCCGGTAATCGGCTGGCCTGCGACTGCGCCCGCACCGACCGCCGTCAGGTTCGGTGAACCGCTGGCAGTCGTGACGCTGAAGGTCGTGGTCGGTGGCGTGGACGTGGCGCCTGCGACAGCCGACCCGTCGGCATAGCTGGCAAACACGAACGAACCCATTGCCGCGCCGCCTGCGAACTCGGCCCAGACGTCGCCCTCGGCGAGCAGCGTCACGGGCTGACCTTCGAACAGCGTCACGCCGGTTCCGGCCATGTACGGCGTGATGAGCGCGAACTGATCGCGCTGCACGAAGCCGACACGGACCGTTCCCGCGGTCGTGTCGGTCATCAGCGCGCCGCCGGGCGACGAGGACGTCACTTCGCCGGTCACGGTGTCCGCGAAAGCGAACTGGCCGACGATGACCCCCGCCGCACCGACCATCCAAACGGCGATCGGGGAGGCGGTTTCGGTCAGATCGCCATTGTTCGACTGGAGCAGCGAGGCGTGCGGATTAGCCGACGCCCAGCCACCCTTTACGCCAGGGGCGAGATAGCGGTTAACTTCGGTCTGGAACGGCATGTCTTAAACCCCTTTCAGGATCGTCGCGCGATTGGGGAACCGCTTGTTGAAATTATCGCGAGCCGTGCTGACCGTCGCCGCGTCCTGCGCGACCTTCGGAGCGGCCGAGCGGCTGGCGTGGACGGCGCGGAAGGTCGCGGCGAACGACGAACGGGGCAAGCCGGTCAGATCGACGCCGAGCGCCTTCAGGCCTTCCTGATAGACGTCCGCGGCGCTGTCGAAAGCAACCGCCAGTTCGCCGGTCACGGGCGTGACTTCGCGTTCGGCGGTGCGGATCGCGGCGGCATCGGCGAGTGCCGCCTTGCGGCCTTTTTCGACCAGCGCTTTGACGGTCGCCGCGTCCATGGCGGGCGTGGCGTCGGGGTCTTCGTCTTCCGCGACGTCCGGATCTTCATCCTCGGCAACGTCGGGGTCTTCGTCTTCCGCGACGTCGGGGTCTTCGTCCTCGCCGAGCGGCATGTCCGAAGCGGCATCAATCGCGATCGTCACGTCAGCGACGGTCAGCGCGGCGTCCGCGGCCAGTTGCGGCTGGACCAGACCGAAGACCTTATCGGCCAGTGCCTTAACGGCCCCGTCCTTTTTGATCGTCTGGTCGGTCAGACCGGCGAGGGCGCCCGAAATATCGAGCTTGGCGTCTGCGGCAAGATGCGGACGAAGAAGGCCGCTAAGGCTCCCCGCCACCATCAGCGCCCGTTTTGACTTGAAGGCCATGGGTTGTTCGTCTCCAACTAGAACGTCCGGTCCCGCGCGACCCTCAAAAACAAGCGCCACATGGTTGCCGATAATATCGCGCATAATTCCGTCATATGCAACGCCATTATATTCGCCGGGCGTCATATCTGCCCGATACCGATAAGCCGACGACAGTTCACGCTGTTCGTCGCGCTCGATCCCGTCGATCGAACGACGCGCCCAGACGACCAGACTGTTGGTCAAATAGCCGTCAACGAACGTCGCGTCCGTGCCGGTCGAACCGACGGTAATTTCCGCCATATGGCTTTCGTCGTCCCAGCTGGTTACCGGGACATGCTCTGAAAGCACCTGCAAATTATTGAAGGTCGGGGCGGCGCGCGCCAGTTCCTCCGGATCGCGCAGCAACTGATAGACTGAGTCGCCGTCAAGCCCGAGCGTCTCCCAGCCCGGTATCTCACGGCCAAGGTACGGGCAGACGTTCGCCTTGCTGATATTGCTGCGCGCGACGTGCAGCCGGCCGTCCGCATCGAAGCTGCGGACACTTGGCGCGCGGTCCATTGCGAGAAGAATCATTTTGCGGCCTTTACTATCAATCGGCATTCTCGCCGCCACCATATACAATAACCGTCGTTTCGTTAGCGTCTTCCAACGTCCCGACCCCACCAACCGCATCCGCCGCCCGCGAGGCAACCTGAACCATCATTGCGGACTGCCCGATCTTGTAGACGCAGCCGGGCGCTGCTTTACTGGTGGATATGGCAAAAACCGGGTTTTTCATCGCCCGCTTAAAATTGATCGTATAAATTCCCGTGGAATCTTTCGTCACGCTTTCGACGTTAAACTCTGAATTGATCGCGACGTCCGAGCCGTTGAAATTGACCCAAGCCGATGCCCGCGATTCCGCCACATTGTTCGCGCCTGGCAGGCTTGGTTTCTCGGTCAGGTCTTCGTAGGTGCAGCCCTCCAAGTCCCACGTATGAATAGGCGTGCCGGTTATGGTGCCTTCCTCGATTACGCGGGTAGACGTCGATCCTACATAGCCATTGACGGAACCAAAACCCGCGCGGACCTTGACGCGGGCCTTCGCGGCACCTGTCGTGTTGAACAGAATGTGATGGTCCGCGTTTTGCGCACCGACCGCTCCGTTTCGGAAAAAATCTGCGCCGTCGATCTGATAGTTGCACGGGCGCTGGTCGTGATTGATCACGATGTCGGCATCACCCGCGTTGTTCTCGAAATGCGTGCCGAGAATAGAAACGGCGGTTGCGGCGTTAACCCCCATCTGGTCGAGAAAAATAGTGGCCCGGTTGGTGTCGCTGGTCCATGCTCCGGTATGGGAGTTGCCCTCGAAAGAGCCTCCCAAATAAACCAGATTGCCGCCTTTTACGAAGCGGTGGGCATACTGACGATTGCCGACGCCGGTGCAATGAACGAACGTGTAGATATTCGGATCGGAACCCAGCAACGGCGCGTTAGGTCCGTCCGCATAAAGTCCGTAGTTGTTGAAATTCCATCGCGTCCGGGTGGCTTGATAATTCAGCACGTCCTCAAAACGGGTCGCGTAAGTAAATTCGACAAACTCGACGTCTTCGGTGGAAAAACGCGATATGCTTTGCAAGTGAATGCCGGTGTTTCCTCCGGTCGGCGCCGGGTTCGCGTAGCCGCCCCGAAAACGGAGGCCCTCGATAAAAATATCGGCGCCAGTCTCGGCGGTCCCCCAAGTTCCGCCCGTAATGGTGAGCAGCGTTGCCTCGGTGATCGAAACTGGAAACGCCAACTCCGTGGCGCCCGAACCCGCGCCACGAATGCTGACCCGCCCGAACAGGGGATCGGGCAATGTTCCATAGTCGATCGACGCGCCCGCTTGGAAATAATAGCGACCAGCCGGGATATTCAGCACGCCGCCGCCTGCCGCACTGATGGCGTTGAGGGCCGCCTGCAGCGCGGCGTCGTTGGCCGCCCAATCCGCGGGGTCGGTCCCGGTAGTCAGGCCGTAGGTCGTCAGTTCGAAAAGATTGATGCCGTCGATAAAATCTTGAGCGGTCCCGCCGTCCGCGGTTCCAACCTGCGCGGCGCCGCCCGGCGCACTTAGGGTCGTTGTGGCGACCTTTGCGTCCAAGGCGGTCTGCGTTGCCGTGCTGATCGGTTTATCCGCATCGCTCGTATTATCAACATTGCCGAGCCCGATGCCTGCCCGCGCGGTCGCTCCATCAGTACCGCCCGTGCCGCCGTTTGCCAGACCGAGCGTTCCGCCAAGCGTCAACGTACCGGCACCCGTGATTGGGCCGCCCGTCAGGGTCAGTCCGGTCGTCCCGCCGCTGCCTTGAACGCTCGTAACCGTGCCGCTGCCCGCCAGTCCGGCGGTCAGGTCGGCCGCCAGTGCGGTAAAATTGACCGCGACGTTCGCCGGGAAGGCAACAGGCGCCCCGCCATTGCTCGACAACGTGGGCGAGCGGATAAGCTGGTCGACGGCCAATACATAGACGCCCTGGCCGACCTCGTAGTCCGAGCCGCTTTCGACCGCATAACTATAGGTCAGCCCGTCGACCAAGGCTTCGGATCCGCGAAATGAGGGGAGCGCGTTGCCCAACTGGAACGGGCCGGTTCCGCTCGATTCGACGAAAATTTTAACGCGATCGACGAGAGTGGAAGAGTCAGGCATGGGAACCCCTAAAAATTAGACGGCTCACCATACGGTAGGACGGGCGGGCTGTCGATAGGGGCCGACTAGTCGTCCCACATATTCGGCCAGTACCGGTTCGACTTGGCGATATTTTCGGATGCGGGCAGGAGCGTCAAATTCGCCTCGCAATGAAGTCCGCAAACTGTCTTGCCTTGAAGCGGGACGATATGGTCGACGTGCCAAGGCTCGCCGCTTGTTAGGGTCAACCATGCGCACGTCGCGTAAATCTCGGCGATTTTATTTAGGTCGGCCCACGCGGGGACGGCTTGCTTTACCGTTGCGCGTCGTGCGGCCTGCCTTTTTGCCATCCAACCGGGGTTAGCTTTTCGAAAAGTGACGACGTTTTCTGCAACTCGAGTTTTGTTTCGCAGATACCATTCGGCCATTTTCTTTGAACGGCGGCCTTTGTTGGCGTGATAATACGCCAAGTTCCGTTTCTTAATGTGCTCGTGGTGGGCTTCGATATAGCGACGGGATCTTTCCGCGCTTCCGGTATCTCTTAAGTGGACGGCCCTGCGGCATTCGCGGCAACGATGCGATAAGCCGTCTTTTCGAGCTTTATCTTTGGCAAAGGCGATCGTCGGCTTCTCAACTCGGCAGTTAAAACATGTTTTTAATTGAACCCCGGAATTACGGGGATCGCCACGCATCTGCAGTTGATCGCCGTTCCCGGCCATACGATTCCCTCGCCATTCTCAAAGTCGTGACCTTCCGCGAGATTGAAAATCATTCGATCGCGGCTGGCTTGAACATGTTCGGGACGGGGAGTCTTCCCGCCTGCGCTGTGCTGCCAGCGCGCTTGGGTTATGCCATTTTCTAACGCTCTTGTCCTGACCAAAATAGCGGTCGCGCGATTATTTTGGTCGCGGGCGATCAGTGCGGCCCGACGCTTGGTAATGCCGACGCGCTTGGTCAGATGGTCGGTCAGCGATCCAAGGTCACGGCCCGTCGCGATCGACTGCGACAGCGTGACCTGCACGCCCTCGAGATGCTGCGCGCCTATACTACGGATAAGCGCCACGTTTTCGGAAATGACCGCTTCGACGGCTTCGCGCATGGCGGCGGTTTGTTGGAATTTGACGGTAAACCCCGCTTTCCGCAGGTTGGCGCGCATGGTCCGATCGCAGCGGCCTTCGACGGTCGTGGCGAACCATTCGGACAGTTGCTCGGAAAGCGTGTCGAACCGACGGAGCCAGCGGCGCGCCAGCTTGTCGAAAGCGTTCTGCAACGGCGAGGCGTCCAGCGCGACCGTTGCCGGTTCGTCCGCGCGGTACGCGGCGCGCAGCCAGTACAGCAGGCTGTCCGACATTTCGTCGATCAGCGCGTCCACGCGGCGCTGATAGGCGATGCGCGTTGGCGCGGCTGGCCGGATTGCCGGCAGCGTGACGGGGGCGGGGCGCTTGGCCATCAGCCCGGCAGGAACTTCGCGGCCACGAATATGAGCGCGGCGGCAATAATGATGATCCGCAGGACGCGGGCCGATGTGCCATCGAGTCCGGCCTCGTTAACGAGCAGCACGAGCAGGATGGCGACGACGAGAATTATGATGGCGAGGGTCATGGGTTTCCGTCCTTATCGAGTCCAAGTTGCTTCAACAGGTCCGCGTCCTCCGCACCCGTCGGACTATCAGACGCGGGGCCATCGTCATCGTTCCCCATGTCGGGCGGCGGGTCGGTCAGATCGACCCCGTGGTAAAGGCTCGACTCGTCGTTCGACAGGCGCTCGCGGACTTCCTCGGGGCTGATAATGCCGTTCGCCACATAACCATTATCGGCATCGGCATCGGCCTTGCGCATCTCGGCCTTGTCCTTGTCGTCCATCTCCCAAAGCGGCAGGAACTCGAAAGTCAGCCCGTCGATCAGCTTGCCAAATAGGGACAACTGGACGGCCTGCAAGATTGTGACCAGCCCCGGCCGCATGTTCTTTTCCTGCATCGAATGGACGTCGGCGTAAAAATTGCGCGTCTCGCCGTCGCTGTTCGCGTTCAGGCCGGTCGGCGAGATTTGCAGATAGATCGACAGCGGGATCCGCGAGACGCTCGCCAACTGCTCCTGGGCTTGCTGTTGCAACTCGTGCAGGCCGGACAGTGGAACGGCGATATTTTCCAGTTCCTCCATATCCTTGTCGGTCAGCCACAACCCGCGGTTGTCGCGCGTTTCATTGGCCAGATCGGCACGGCGGAATACGTCAGCGCAATCGCCGCCGGACAGAGTCGACGACATGTCGGTCTTGAGGTTCAGGATCGAATAACTGTTGACCATATCCGACACGGCTTGCCGCGTGCGCAGCCAGTTATCGACGTACGGTTTCATCATCTGCACGAGCGACAGGCCGGCGAACGCATAGGACGGCTTCAGCATGTCCGACAGCGGGCGGCTCGTCATGGTCAACATTCGCGAGTGATGGACGCGCTTGCCGTAAACGATCCAGTCGTACGGCTTGTAAAAATCCTGCTTGAGCGGATTGCTCGTCTCATAGACGCCCGGCGCCGACCAGACCGGTTCGATCGCCTTGAGCGCCTTGAGCGGGCGGCGCGGACTAACCTTCGTGTCGATCAGGCGCAACGGGGTCGCCAGTTCGGCAGGGCGGTCCGCATCGCCAAAGTCCATGAATATCTGACCGCGGCCGAAAGCCTGGTCGTGATAGGCCCATGTCTCGACGACGGTCCGCACGTCCAGCCGGTCAAATTCTTCTTCGATCGCCTTGCGCTGGGCGGCCGACCCGCCGGTCAGTTTGATCCATTTACGGACGGCGTGTTCCGACCAGATTTCGGCGGCATGACGGTATTCGGCCCGCTGCAATAGTTCGGCCAGATACGGGAATCCGAAGAACCCCTGACCCTCGTGGAATAGCGCGCTCGCGGCCCAATTGGTCAGCATCCCGACGGGCGACGGGCCCGCGTGGTCCATCGCCATCTCGGCAGGCTGGACCGTCGTGGGGTAGGCGTAGGGCGCGTAGACTTCTTCGGGCGGCCGGTTCAGCGGGTCGGGTTTGCTTGGCGCCGATCGACCGCGAGCAAGCGCCAGTTTCCCTTCGCTGATCTGCATGGGCGGGCGGACGGGTGCCGACTCGACGACTGGCGCCGGGGATGCCTTCAGCCACGCTTTGATTTTGTCGAGCATCTCGGCCCCTAACGATTGATAATCATGCGACGACGCGCACCGCTTTTGACCATCATAACAGCGTCGGCAAGGTTTGGCGATTTACTATCGTCGGGCTGTTTGTTGACGACCATCTTGCCGGTATTGTCAGGCTCCCACGTCGGTTGCGACAGTTCGGTCGTCAGCTTGTTGAGCAGCGGCATTTTGCTGCAAAGGCTGATGATCTGAGACGGATCATAGTTATACCCTGGTTCGCTGCGCGCGCGGAAAGTCTCGCGGAACAGGCGGCGAAGGTTACCCCAGCTTTGCGCTTTGAGGTTCTTGTAATAGTCGGCGTTCGTTCGGTTCGCGCCGGGATAGATTTTCGTATCGGGCTTCTCGACCTTGCCGCTGCCGTGAAAACCGCGGGCATTGATTAAGCGGGGAACGGAGGCCGTTTCAAATCCGTCTTTTCGCCGCGCTTCGTTGATCATGCGCGCATCCCCCCGCACGCCCGCGCCCATGCCGTCCGCATCGTATAACAGATCGACAATATCCAGATCGTCGCACCGTGCGAACGCCTTGACGACCGACGCATAAATATCGCCGTCCTTGCCGCTCCACTGGTCGATATGGTCGATCAGGACGCCGTGACAGGCGGCGACAGCGTTCAAATCCTTGCCGCGGTCGGCAATGTCCAGCGCCAATAGCCGCTCGCCGGTCGGCTGGATATTGAGATGAATATGCGCGTCGATTGCCGCCTGAACCCATGCCGACGGAATAATGATCCCTTCGACCGAGGCACTGAAGTCCATATCGACTTCCTGCGCGAGAATAACCGGGTCCAGTTCGTCTTTCTGTTTTTGGTACCACGCCTCGTCTTTGCGCGGGTCATCCCGCCAGTGCAGTTTGAACGTGCGGTGATCTGGCCAACCGAGAAACTTTTGCGCGAACGGGTTGGCCGAGCCGTTCGGCGTGGACAGATAGATTCGGCAGTTCGTGTTGGCCGACAGGGCCGCATCGATCGTTTCTGGATGCTGCACGAAGGCGGCTTCGTCGAGCAAATACCACGCGGTTCGGCCGCCGCGGCCAATATCGTCGCCACCTTCGCCTGCGATCGTCGAACCGTTCGCGAAGCGGATCAATTTTTCGCGGCTGCTCCATTCGCCGATAAACTCGCGCGGGCAGTACGTCAGGAACTGCCGGATTTTCGGCATGATCGCTTTTGGGTCGTCCAGCGAATCGACAAGCTCGAGCTTTCGCGACCCGACGCCGATCGCCAGATCATCATTGAGCGCGCACATAGTGGCGGCCAAACTGCCGATAACCCAAGTCGCGCCAACTTCGCGACTTTTGCCGGCGGCGCCGGGCTCGCGGGCTTTCCATCGGTCGACGACCCATTTGGCCAGTTCGATCTGTTTAGGGAACAGGATGAATGGCACGAGGACGGGCAGACCGACTTCGACGTTGCGGGGATCGGCTGTCCAGCCCCAATCGGTCAGGAACTGCCAGGGCTGATCGCGATAATAGCGTTTCAGGTCTGGCAGCATCTCGGGGTTTTCGCGGATATGCTGAAGCCGCCGGAACCGCTCAACGATAATCGGCCCGTACTCGGGGTGTTTCCAGTCGAAATTACCGGGCGTCATGCAATATCAATCGATACCCGGATGGCGTGCGTTTCGCCGTCACTGGCGACCACGCTGGCAATGATGACGGCGATCGATCCCGCCGCGCCGCCTGCAATCGATACGCTCGTTTCCGTGCCGCTGGCCGACCGCGGGGTGAGGGTTACGCCCCCGCTGACCAGTTCGAAATCATGCGAGACGATCGTCGCTTCGCCGAGTCGGTTCACCCAATCGATCCCATAAAAAATGACGGCGGGCGCCAGCTTGTCCGGCCATTGGAAATATTCGCTGCTCATGTTCACTTCCTCGTAACCGGCCAGGATGATCGTGCAGCATCGCTGCGGCGGCGTCACAATAACCGATTGCGCGTCGGGCGTCACGATGGTCGATTGCTGGGTCGGGATGACGAACCGTTCGATCGCCTCGAGGGTCAAGACGGTCTGTTGAGCCGACGGCGTGATGATGCGGGCCGCGGGGATAGGGACGGGCGTACTGCCCCCGCCGGTCGCCTCGCCCGTCAGCGGCAAGATCCCGTCAGCCTGCCCGTATACGACGACGATCGCGCTCGACGCTCCGGTTAGGGACAATGTGCCGGCCGCGCTACCCGTAATGGTGGATATGGTCGTCGACGAGCCCGTCAGCGGCAAAGTTCCGTCGGCCGTCCCCGCGACTTGAACGTTGCCGCTCGCACTGCCAGACAGGGGGAACGCCCCGTCGGCCAACCCCCGCACGATCATCGACGCAACGGCCGAGCCGGTCAGCGGCAACGAACCTGCGGCGAGTCCCGCGATGCTGACGGTTGCGGCCGCACTGCCCGCTAACGGCAGCGTGCCGGCAGCACTGCCCGTTATGGTCGAACCGACGGATCCCGTCGCATTGCCGGATAGGGGGAGCGAGCCGCTGCTTAGGCCCACGATAAGGGCGGTTGCCGTCGACGAGCCGGTGATATCGAAAGTGCCGCTGGCCGAGCCCGACACGCTTGCGGTACCGACCGCGCTGCCCGTTAGCGGAAGATCGCCGCTGGCACTGCCCGAAATGCCGCTGCTCGGCGTGTATTCCTCGAGCGCGACAAAGACGTTGACCGCATCGCCGGACACCGCAAGCGTCGGGTTCGACGTCGCTCCTGTCGCGGTGAGAATGTCGTACTCACCCGCCGAAACGACCGCAGACGCATTGTTGCGCGACCGGAGCGTAGCGACCGCGACGAATCCCGATGACGGTGTAATCGTCGTGGTGGTGTTGGCCTCCTTGCCCAGCGCGGAGACGAACAGATATTCCTTGCTGGTCAGACCTGAAATCGCGCAAGAGCCAAAGTCGTTCGACGCATCGACCGAATTATAAACCGGGGAGGCCGCGTCTCGGACGCTTTGACCGACCGTGCAGCTGTGAATCCAGAAACGGGCCGACTTATCAACCGTATTGCCCGACAGGTTGATCGTGAAAACCGTGCCGACCGCGTTGTTGGCATCCGGATTGAATACCCAAAGCGCGACCGTGACCCCGTTTCCGCCGCCCGCGTTAGCGTTGGTATATTCCCCCAGCTTCGTCCACGTCCCGTTGCCCCCGGTGACGCTGACAACGTCGTTTGAAGGCCCGTCCGTCGTCGAGATATTATCGATGGCAACCCGCAATATCCCAAAGCGACCGCTGGCCGCATTGAAACTGTTGCTGGTCGTGGTGAGCGTGAAAGACGAGGCGGACGTTGAGCCTACCGCCGTTCCCGCGTTACCGATATTGCCAAAGGCCACGGGCTATCTCCCGCCCGTCATGGGGAATTATGCGCCGCCGGCAGTGACCGTATAGCCGGTAATGGTGATGGCCTGGCCGACCGCAATGACCACGTTGTCGAGCGTCATGTCCCCGCCGTCGCCTGTCGCGGTGATCGTGCCTTGCTGTTCGCAAGTCGTTCCGTCCGACCGATAGAGCCGGAAGTGTCCGGCAGTGCCGGCCGCATCGGCGGACAGGTCTTCCCACGTCCCGGTCTTGCTTTTCGATCCGCCCGAAGCGGCGGCCATGTACGTCGAGGGGAGATTGAGGGTTGCCAGGACCGTGCCGCTATCGGCCGCCGCACAGTTCGCCGGGACCGCGCCCGTGCGGATCTTGAGAACCGCACTTGCGCCGATCGTTGCGAAAAGTTCATCAAGCGAAGCGTTACGGCCCGCTGTTGAAAATTGGAAAGCCATGGATGGATCCTCGATACGGTGAGTGCTTACGATAGCCTATGGCTGACGGATGGGCAACTGGCTCTGTCCCTCTCGCATCTCATCGCGGGCTTGCGCTGGATGAGCGAGCGCGGCGCGCTCATGTGCGATCTGAGCGCGCGGATAGTCGAGCAATGCTTTGCCAGCGTATCGCGAGTTGTCATCCCAGAACGGCGATGCGTTCATGCAGCGCTCGGCAGCTTCGATAGTCGCTTCGATCCGTTCCAGCGCCTCCCGCACCGCCTCCCCGTCATATTCCTGCCGGTCTGACATTGCGGGGGTGGAGAGGGCTTTGAAATACGCCGTGGTAAGTTCTTCTGCCCGAACCGCGTTGAAATGGTCGTTGTAATATTTTCTCACTATTCGTCGCAGTGACGGCTCTCGCGACGACTCTGCAAGGTTCGGCTCAATATCGAACAGGCCCATCCCGGAACGCTCGGCATCCTCCTGTGTGGCGGGGAGGGGCGCGCGGGTGTTCCATGCGGCGATGGCAAGCGCCTCCGTGGGCCGCTCGATGAAATAGCTCCCGCCATAAATTCGCCAATAGCCATTTGCTTGCGGAGTTGGGCCTTTCGCGACCTGCCCGGTGAAAGGGCATGGCTTGAGCGTCACCGGCAAAAGCGCCGCCCCATCCGTGTTGTTGGTGGTCATCATTCTTCTCCCCAATAGGACAGGTCGGCATCAACCTCGTCGTAGGATGCTTCGATCGTGCGCGGCGCGGGGTCGGTATCCCAGTCCGTGCCCCAAGTGGACATCGCGGAATCGTGGGCCTCTTCGTTCGAAAGGTCGGGCACAGCCTGCTGATAACGCGCGGCCATCGCTTGGATGATCTGCGATCGGTAGATGACCGGATCGACGTCTGAGGGCGCGGCAACCGGATAATCGAGATCCGTCCCATCCGTGTTGTTGGTGTCAGTCATGGGCGTTTCCTCGCTTCGTTATAAAGATGGATCATGTGCGAGTTGAAATCGCGCGAGATGCGCTGGCGTTCATCATCACGCTTGCGCTGCCGAGCCGCTTCCGCCTCGCGTTTCGGATCGCGCTGATATGACAGCGGCAACCCCCGACAGCGCGGGCACTGGTTAGCGTCTCCAAAAACGCCATAGTCCGGCTCACCGCAGCAGCATTCGTCCTCGATGTTCATCACACGTCCTTCCTGAATTGCTGACCAAAGCGGATTGCGGCGCAAATCTCCCGAATGCGCATCGCTATGTCCAAGTCGTCCATCGGTGAGGGGTATTGCTCAAGCCACGCGGCTATTTGCTCCCGCGTCTCGATGATCGCGGCGCGGGCGACCTTGAGAAGATCGCCAGCGCAAGCCATGTCCGTTTCTGGATAGCATTGCCGCACGATCCTTTCGGCCATCGCCCAAATCGCTTCGTCATCCATTTGCTTGTTCCTTTTGAGCGCGGAGAGAGGCGGCGACGATTGCGAGGGCGGGGGTGGCGGCATGTCCTCGGAACGGCTTCCCACCGTTCTTCGTCCATATCTCCGCGCGATCCCGCTGCCTGCGCGAGTTGTTCGGATTGGTGCCCGTCATTATAAGCTGCGGCCAATGTCCCTCGCCGGAGGGCTTAAGCGTCATCGCAGCGTCGAGTGATGTGGTATATGCGGGGACGCTGTATCCAAGGCCCCGATCCCAAGCGACGTCATCCATTGCGGCGTATCCAGCATGGGGCGGGATTCGACCGATCGCGCGGGCAATGTCAGCATCCAATTCCCGCGAACCTTCGCCCGCCGCCTCCACCCTTTCGATAAGTCCTGATAGGTCGGTCATGGGTGGTTCTCCCCGACGGGCCAACGGCGCCCGCACGAACATGCAATCTCGTCGCCTTGCCGTTGCTGACGGTGGGGGTTGAGGCGCGCCAGATCGACGCCCATAGGCGAGCGGCCCTGAAGATGACCATCAATCGCCGCGCGCACCCAAAGAGACGGCGCGAGCTTTTCGCGCGCCTTGCGCCATGCGGCGGCTCGTGCAGCACGTTGTTTTTCGGTTACGGTCATGGTTTGATCCTCCGGCAGCGCACAAAGCGCCAGCCGATCCCGAAAATACCGAACGTTGCGGTCAGGTCGAGCGACCAGACGCGCCCAATGCGGAGGAACACGATCGGTCCGAACGATATGCAAAACATCGGTCAGTCTCCCTTAGTCGACCGGCAAGAACATGCGAATTAGCGGTAACGGGTCGGTTTCGTAGTCTCGCAGGGGCAGCAACCCCGCTTCGATCGCGAGCGTCGACACGTCGTCCGATCGCTGTTCGTACCTGTCGTACGCTCGGGCGAACCGCTCTAGCGATTCCTCGTCCAGATCGCCAAACTCTTTGAACGTGATGTCTTGCTCGGCCCAGACGACCAGCGAGTCGTATTTTTCCAGTTCCTTGGCGGCTTCGGCAGGCGTGTAGTCTCCGAGGACTTCCAATTCCTCGTCGAACGAGTCGGCCCGGTCGATCAGTTCCAGCACGGCGCGGGCAATATCGGCCGTCGGGCCGCCCTGCGCGTATTGGCGTTCGAAATGGTCGCGAAGGTCCTCGTCACTGATCATGCGACGGGGCTAGCGAGTATTGACCGCGCCGTCAACCCTTAAGAAGTTGCTCGTACGCGCGTTGCGCAGCGATCGGGTCGTTACCGACGGGGATCGACACATTGGCCGACTTCTGTTCGATCTCGAGCTTCTCGCCGTATTTTTTGGGGTGCCATTTGGCCAGGAGCTTCGCGTCCATCTCGGCGATCAGTCGGTCGCGCTTCACGTCGCCGGACGAATGGCCCGCCTCGCCGCGGGTGACTTTCCGGATGCCGTTCGCAATCGCGTCGAAGCCTGCCGCGCGCGCCTCGTCCATCAGTGCGGCAAATTTCGGATTGGCTTTCAGGCGATCGTAGGCCGTCCGCAGGGGGATCCCCATCGTCGCGCAAGCGTCAATCATCGTCATGCCGTCGGTCACAAAGTCCGCCAGCATTTGAGCCTCGAGGGTGTCGCCGTAATCGTCGGTCTTTGACATGCCGGTCAATATACGGGCCGGGGCTGGCCGGGGCAAGGGGATCGGTTCACGCGCGAAGTTGGCGGGCTTGCGGGTTCGTCCGCCCAATCGCCGGTAGCATCCTTAATCCGGACCGAACCTACCCGTAATTCACAATCCCGTCCCGAACGAAGGGGGAACCGATATGGGAACCCTAAAAATTCCAGGTTTTCTGCGGTTCTTAATCTATATAGTTCCTAGGTTCCTAGGTTCCTAGTAGAGTCTAAAGACTAAAGGAAAATAGGGTGATAGCCATACGGCCCGTAACGGTAAAAACTACCCATGTAGGGAAGTTACCGGGAACCGGGGAAACGGGGGAACCGACCCCTCTGAAACCCGCAGAAAACTGCGGAAAACGCGGTGCCCCCTTCGGCTGTTCGAAAGGGGGAACCGGCCGCCCTTAAAATATAAAAGGCGCCCGGTAATTATACCGAACGCCTCCACACTGGCCTCGCTGAAAATATAGTAATTAGGGAACGGTCTGTAATTTCGGCCGATCGGTTATAAATTTATGGGTCGTCACGTCCCATATAATTTCCGCAACCTCATTGCCTTTAAAATACGAATAGGACAGACCGCCATCGACCTTAACGCGGCGCCGTGTCCAACCCATCCGCTTCATAATGTCGCCGACCTTGCGACCGGCCGACGAACGTCGATCAGGTGGGATACGCAGCAGATCCCAGATCGCCGACGTGGTGATTCGTCCGTTCTCGAAACCGCCCAACGCCTCGACCAGAATTTCCATCAGCGGGTCGACAACGACGCGGGCTTCCTGTTCAATCGCGGCGAGCGCCCATAGCGCCTCGGGCAAACGGATCGACGCGCCGGCCGACTCGCGCTGGGCGGCTTCGGCCCATAGTTGCCCGCGGTCACGTTCGATCCCCTTGACGTCGACCACGCCGCACCGCACGGGCCAGAAGCGCCGGTTGCCTGTCGGGTCGGACAGATACCCGTCGTTCGTCGGATTGACCGTCCCGAAGCCGACCCATTGGCGCCCGCGATCGGTCGGCGTCCGTTCGTACGCCATGCGCGCCCGGTCCCACTGGCGGGATAGCAAATGCTTGACGTGTTCAACCTCGGCGCCCGTCAGTTTCGACAGTTCGGGCGCTTCGACCAGCCATTTGCCGTGCGTGGCCTCGAGCAATTCCTTGCTGTCCATTTTTACGGTGAAGTCTTCGGAAAACCAGCCGCGATCGGGACAGAGAGTCGCAACGGCGGTTGATTTTTCGATGCCTTGCGGCCCCTCGAGGATCATCAGTTCGTCGAACTTGCAACCCGGCTGGCGGGCGCGGCGGACGGCGGCGGTCAGAAAAATAGCGCCGACCGCATCGGTATAGGGGGTCGACTCGACGCCCAGATATGTCGTCAGCCAGCGGTCCAGGCGCGGCACGCCGTCCCATGTCGGTTCGGTCGCGTCGAGCCATTCGCGAAGCGGATGCCGTGTGTTGCGATACGCCGCGGCGCGCAGTCCGTCGGCGAACGTCTCTTTGGAAAATTTGATGAAATAGGTTTCGGCCATATCGGCGCGGGCGAGCAATTCGGTTCGATCGTTCAGAGGCTCGCCGTCGAGCAGGATCCGATCGGCAAACTCGTCATAGGCGACCGACCGACCGGCTAGGGCCAGATGCGCTTCGACATTCTGCAGGCTGTTCTTGTCGTCCGTCGCCTGAAGCATCCGCAGCGTACCGTCAGGCGCCTTGACCTCGATCGGCGGCCCGACAGGTACCGGCTCGGGCGTTTTGTCCTTACAGACGTCGGTAACACTCCCGGCGGCCAGCATGATCGTGCGTTCGATATAATCGCGCCGCTCGTATTTATCACGCATGATACCCGACATGCGCATAAGACGTTCGATACGCTCGCAGTCGCGGCCGGTCCAGAAAGCCAGCCGCATGGCCAGGCTCATATCGGCGCTGCTCGCATCGTAAGGACTGTTCGAACTGGAGTCGGGCGGCCACTGGCGCGCGAGGGCTTCGACATTGCCGGTCCATAGGTCGTCAAAGCTGACCGACTCTTCGGATCCCGGTCGCAGGGCCGCCGCAGCTGACGGCTTCGGTTTTTGCTTGCGGGCCCGCCGTATCAGATCGTCATCATCGGCCGACCCGACCCACCCTTCGCAGGGCTGGCTGGTCCAGTCGTCGAGCGGTCCCGAGCCCGAGTCGGCTTTCGGTGTGAAATACTCGGCGATAACACCCGCAAGCGGTCCGGACAGGTCGGCCGACACGTCACCGCGCGCCGCAGTGCCGGTAATCGCAATGAACCGGCGTTCGGTATAAAGCTCGAGGCCGAGCGGAATATTCTTGCAGCGATGGTGCGGGACGGCGCCCGTACCGATAATATGCAAGCCCTTGCCGGACTGGCTAACCTCGATAGCCGCGCCCGCCAGCCGCGAACAAAGCTCGAGGGCGAGCGGCGACCATTTGCGCTCGGCGGTCAGACAATTATCAATGTCCACAAACCAAAAGTCGTCGCCCGGCGACAGGACAAACCCCGCGCCATGGCCATGCCCGCGGTCGGCCAGCACCGACATACTGATCGCCTGATCGTACGTGGTCCAGTTGCCGGGCTCATGGGCGCTCGATATCTCGCCGGTCTGCCAGTTGCACGGCAGTTTATCGGTCTTGCCTTTGTCGTTCGGCATCAGCCGATAGGTGACCCATTGGCGGATATTGGCAAGCGGTGCGAGCGGTGCGGGGAGGGTCACGCGTGCGGCTCGTGCCGGCCGCAGCCGTCCGTCTGATAGGTTAAAGGCCATAGACCGCGCGGACCAACCAGAGAGCCTATCCGCGACTTACCGCGGATGCCCAAAACCATTTTTCCGGCGACCGGAGTCGGGGCGTCTCGACGGCATTCGGCTACATTATCATAATCGGACAGCAGGACAGCCCAAAACCGGCAACTATTGCAACGGGGGAATTGAGCCTGTAAAGAAAAGTCAGCCACGGCGTATCCTTCATATACGTAGTTGGTTAGGGCGGCGGCAGAGACGCGTCACATCTCGCCCCGCCCGCCCTATTAGCCACCATCAGCGCCGACGGTCAATCTTGCAAACGCGCACCGCGTGCGGTAGGTCTCGGTCAGTCGGCCCGCATGGTCTTCCTGGTGCGCGGTCGATCGGGGCGACTTTGGACCGGGGGAACCTAGTCGGGTCGCCCCGTTAAACCCCCATAATAGCGCGCAACTCGCCGTCCAGTTCGTCCGGCGAGAGACAACCGTCGACCAGCCCCGCGCCGATCAGGACGATATCGCGATCGGCCACGGCCTGTTTCATCAGGACTTTGAGGATCCGCGAGCGATAGCCGCCGTCGGCAGGGTTGGCCGTCGTGCTGGACAGGCTGGTCCGTCCGAAATTATTGACGCTGGTCGGACTGATCCCGGCGTATTTGGCGAGCTTGGCCCGCCGCAACTGATCGAGTCCTTCCTTGCGGATAAGGCGGCGCGCACCGTCAAGGATCGCCGCGTCCCGCTCGTGATTGCGGGGGTCAATATCGGGTTGCATCGTCATGGTCTGGCCTCCGTTGGTTCGCGCAGACTTAGCGGCTATTGACGGCATGGTCAATTCGCAGTCGCGCAATCCTCGCATAATCCGGGTCCATCTCGCACCCGACAAACGAAAAGCCCTCGAGCATGGCCGCTTTGCCGGTGCTGCCCGAACCCGTGAACGGGTCGAGTACGAGGCCGCCCGGCGGCGTGACCAGCCGTACGAGCCATTGCATCAGCGCCGTCGGTTTGACCGTCGGATGCGTGTTGCGCACGGGCGACCAGCGACCATAGGGATTGCCATCCTCGCCGGCCGCCGCGCCTTCGGTATGGTTAGGGCGAAACTCACTGGCGGCGCTGGGCTGCTCGGGCAGATCGTCGAGCCCTTCGTTACGGTCGGACTTGCTCGCTTTGGCGCAGTAAAAATAGCGCGCGGCACTCCCCGCCGGCTCGTCATAGCCGTATTCGCCGGTATGGGCGGGCAGACCTTGCCCGCCCCCGTAAACCTCTCCGGGTTTGCTCGTCACGGTCGCACGCTTGGACGCGGCGGTATTCGGAAATTCCGCCAGCACTTCCGGCGACCCGTCGTGCGCTAGGTTTGCGGGCCATCTTCCGCCCGCTTTCTGCTCGTAAACCCCCGGTACGGTCGCTGCGCCAAATACCCCCGACCCAGACGAACCTAGGGCAATATTTCGTGTTGCAGTAATGACCTCGCCTTCCGTCCCTACTCGGCACCCATCGATATTAAGCGCCCCCGTACCATGCGACAGAACGTTCCGCGCGACCGTCCCGACCAGCGGCTTGCGGGCAAGGACGATCGGTTCGTATGCCGGTTTGAGCGCCGTTCCCCATCCTTGCCATTGGGCGGCTTCGGGGGTCGTCAAGGGGAGGGAACCGCCCGTATTTGCGATCAAATTCCCTTCTTCGGAACCGGAAAAACGATTTCGCGGCAAACCCCCTAAGTCCCGATCGGGACGGCGGGCTTTTCCGGTAGTCAGCAGTTTTTCGATGGACTGAGCGGCGTCATGCGACTTAGGGAACCCCGATCCAAAAACCCATGCAAGCTGATCACGAATTTCGAACCCCGCCAGCCGCAGGGCCAACACGCCCAGATCGTAAGTGCGCGTCCCGAAAAACGCGACCAGATGACCGCCGGGCTTCAGAACACGATAGGCTTCGCGCCATACCGACGGACCAGGGACGAACGAGTCCCAGCTACGTCCCATAAAGCCGTTTCCGCCGTGCGTATAGTCGTCGCCCGCCAGCCAGTGCGTCAAGACCTCGGCCATGTCGGGCTCCTTCGACAGACCGTACGGCGGGTCGCAGACGATACTGTCGACGCTATCGGCGTCCATCAGCATTCCCATAGCGAGCCGACAGTCCATTTCGTGCAGTTCCCAAGTCGTCGTCATACGTCCTCAAACCCTCTATCCGGATCGATCATAAAGCCAGCCACGCCGCCCTCGTCGTTCACTAAGTCCGCCCATGCTTTCTGACCGAGAAAATGCCCGTAGGCAGTCAGCTTGCCGCGCGCGTCTTTGACAGGCCCGACGCCCGGCGGTTTCCAGCCGTCCGGCTTGACTTCGATCGACTTGAAGACGGCAACATGCGTGCCGACCATATCGGGGGTTATTAGCCGCGTCTCCCAGCCGATCAGGTCGCCCGACTTTAACTGCTCGCCCTCTGCGACCGTATCGTTCGCCAGACCGAAGCGGACGGGCTTGTCGCGCTTGTCGAGCAGGGCGCCACGATTATTGCGGAACAACCGATCGCCCTTGTCGTGCTGGACGCGGCGAATGTGATTTTGATTGGCTGACTCGCTCATTGTTCGGCCGCTTCGATCAAGGCTTCGGCTACGTCCAAGGCGGTCGATTTATCGAGAACCAAAAGCGTCTCGCTAAAATCATTTTGAGCGCGAAGGGTAATTCGGCCGTACTCGTCGATCCGCACTCGTGCGCCAGAGGACCCGCCCGGCGGCCCCCATACGAACTTGTCGAACGTCATTCCGGCAATCCCGCAAGGTCGGCCATCGTCCAGCGCGTCAGGCCCGTAACGTCCGTCACGGCGGCCGACCAACATTCGCCCCGCAAAGCCAGTTGTCCGCGCAGTGCTTGGTCGGCGGCCATTACGGCCAGATCGAGCGGACGGGAACCCGGCAGATAGAGCGTCGGATAATGCTGTTGGAGCTTGGCGATATACGCGTCTTTGATGGCGGCTTTCATCATGTCCGCCCCGAGTACCAAGAGGACGCACCCATCAGGCAGTAAATGCGGTGACCGGGATTTTCGTCGGCCAGTCGACCCAGAAAGTCGTCGCTGGGCTGTTCGGTAAACCGCATGAAAATCCGGGCGGGCGAGTCCTCCACGTCGATCATCAATTCCGAAGGCTCGGGGACGATCAGGACCATAAATTCGCGGCTCATGCCGACACCTCGGGGATAAGCCCTGCATGGTCGGCCAGTCGTTCAATGACCGAACGACCCTGACTGCTAAGATGCAGGGCAATATCGCCCGCTTGCTGGCACATACCGGCGCCCGGCCACGTTGCAGCTATCGCACCGACTGCATCGAAAAAAGCGGCCTGTTCGTCCCCGCACATATCGCAGAACAAAAACGCCAATTCTTCCGGAGTCACGTCGTTAAACGAGACGGTTCGAACAACAGATTTTTTCATCGCTCACTCTCCTAATACGATCAGCCCTAGCGACCATTGACCGAACCGTCAATACGCAATTTAAGAGCCGTCGCGTCAGCCGCATTCAGGGCCTGCGCGCTCACGACGTCCACGTCATATTTCAGATAGAACAGCCGTTGAATTTCATAGTCCGCCCGTCCGGCAGCGTGCAGTCGGCCCGCCCAACGATCCATCGAATCGCGCAGCGCCAATTGTGCCGCACTGGTCGCCTCATAATTCCGCCAGTGGCGCCCGAGCCATTCGGGCCGCGCTCCCTTGGCCAGTTGCTGCGCGTCGTGCGTCGTCCGGTCCATATCCGTCGGGATGACCCGCCCCTGCAGGATTGCCAGCGCGTCGGGGTCCATCAATTGCAGGTCGCCGTCAACATGCTCGGGAGCGGCCCGACTGACCGGTTCGGGGTGCCAGCCGCACTTCGGGCACCGCCGCATTGTGCGCGGATAGGGCGCGAAGCACCGCCGGCCGCTCGGTAACGGGTCGGGATTGAGGCATACGCGGTTCGGTATGTCGTCCGGATCGGCCGCCGCCTGGCGCGACTCGCCCGGCTCGAGCGACCAGCTACGGGGCTTGTCCGGCGGCCCGAGCGAAGGATTGCAGAACCCGCCGATATGGTCGATTAATAGCGCCTTCGGTTTCTTGCTCGCGGCAATAGCGGCCAGTCGGCCCATACGAGTCGCCAGATCGAACCCCGGCGCATATATCGGCCGCAATAAACGACCCAGCTGCTGCAGCCAGACGATATGCGAGCAGGTCAACCGCCCGAACGAACCGACTTGCAGGGCGGGAATGTCCACGCCTTCGCTGATCACATCGACCGCCACAATTTGCAGGATCTCGCCGCTTTCGGCTTTCTCAAAAATATGGTCGCGAACGGTCGGGTCGGTATCGCCGGTTATCAGTTCCGCCGGTACGCCCCGCTCCCTGAACGACCGCACGACGTCCGTTGCCGTCTCGATCGACCCGACGAACGTAACGCCCGACAGACCCTTCGCCCATTCGAGATAGTGGGACGGAATGTCGCCGACGATATGGCTGGCGCGTTCGGCCTCGCGGACCTGATCGCGCGTCAGGTCACCATCGGACCCGCGCGGCGCTTCGGCCGCCACAAGGTCGGTCGGCGGGCAAACCACGTCATAGTCGCACAGATAGCCCTCGTCGATCAGCCAGCGCATAGGCGGACCGATAACCAGCGCGTCGGCCAGCCCATCGCCGCACCCCTCGCACGGGCCGCCATTGCAGCCCTTGCGGTGCCGGCCGAGTCCTTTCCGATCGGGCCGTCCAGGCGTAGCGGTCAGCATCAGGCCATGACATTGGGGATGGGTAAAATGCTCGAGCCCGCGGCCCCACTTGTTCGCGCGGAGCAGATGGTGCGCCTCGTCGACAACCCATAGGGTGACCTGTGCGGCCCATTTGTCGATACCTTTGGCGCGGACCAGCGTGTCGATCGAGGCGACCCGGCAACGGGCGCCGGGGACGTAAAAGCACTGACCGAGCTTGCGGACGTGTTTCTTCGCTATGAGGCGCTTGGTCTTGTCGCTGCAGATCAGGTCGTGCCGAATGCCCGCGCGGGCGAGCGTCAAACTAATCTGTTCGCATAGCTTGTCTCTATGCGCGACCGCGCAGACGAACCCACCGTGACCGTTGATCAGGTCGGCCAGGATCGGGGTCTTGCCGCCGCCGGTCGACAGCTGGACGCAGACGACAGGGTGTCCGAGTTGCCACCATAGGCGGACTTCGCTCGTAATGTCTTGTTGGTACGGGCGGAGGATCATGCCGCATCGATCCGAGCGCGCGCCATGGCCGCATACTCGGCGTTCAGTTCGCATAGTATGCTGTTGCGGCCCGTCCGCTTGGCGACAAGTCCGGTCGTCCCGGCGCCGCCGAACGGATCCAAAACCGTGCCGCCCTCGGGACAGCCTGCCAACACGCAAGGCTCGATCAGATCGGGCGGGAACGTTGCGAAATGCTTGCCTTTGAACGGCTTGGCCGTGACGGTCCAGACCGATCGTTTGTTGCGCGTGTCCTTGGGGGTGCCGCAGAAACCGCCCGCATCGGCACGGTCGGGAACTCGACCGATAGTTTTATGACGCCTATTTCGGGCGATGCTGTCGGCCGCAACAGGTTCGGCAATGGAATCTGCGTCAAAATAATAGCGCTGTGACTTCGACAGCATGAAAATATATTCGTGCGCCTTTGTGCAGCGATCCCTGACCGACTCGGGCATCGGGTTCGGTTTGTGCCAGATAATATCCTGCCGCAAATACCAGCCGTCCGCCTGGAGCGCGAAGGCGACCCGCCACGGGATGCCCATAAGTTGCTTGGCCGCGATATCTTTAGTCCGTCGCGCCACGTTCGCTTCGATTTGGGTCTTTTTCCCGCCGCCAAAACCGGTTTGATTTTGATGGTTTTTACGGTCGCCCCCTTGAGTCGCGTACGAATCCCCCAAGTTTAGCCAGACCGTGCCGTCATCGCGCAGCACGCGCCGAACCTCGCGAAACACTTCGACCAATGCGGCGACAAATTCCTCCGGAGTCGGCTCGAGTCCGATCTGCCCGTCATGGCCATAATCGCGCAGCCCGAAATATGGCGGGGACGTGACGACCGTATGGACGGACTTCGGTTCGATCAGCATGGACATTGCGAGTCGGCAATCCATGACGTGTATGTCGTGACTGGTCATATGCACTCGTACCGCCCCGACCAGTCCAGCAAAGACTGCGCGTATTCGTGGAACTCGTCGCCGAACAGCATCCCCGACGACTCGACCAGACCGAGCATGGCGACCTCGAGCGGCAAGTCGCGCGCCATGTCTTCCAGCCACATGAGCAGCCGCAATTTTGACCGCATGAGCTTCGGCGGGATCAGCTTATTGACGGCGAGCCCCGACCGATCGTGACCGACCGTCCACCGACCGTCCGACTGGTCCTTGAAGACCGTAAAGGGACTGTCGGCGCTGATCGCCCAGCCGTCATATTCGCGGCGGCGGGAACCGGGCGCCCAATCGTGATGGAAGGTTCGTTTGATGGTCATTCGGCCGGCTCCACGTTGCACGCCTCGATCTCGCCGAACCGCGTGCAAAGCAGGACATGGCTTTTCGCATCGTCCAGACCGCCATTTTCATAATCATATTCGTACCCGTAATCGGTCCACGTCTTGCCGCCGCTCGGGGGGTAGTACGTGCCGGTACGGACCACTCGCTTGGCCAGAACCTCGCATACCTCGCCGCGGTAGTCATAGCCGTCATAAGTAAAATGATGGATCGCGCGTTCACGTCCGCCAAACCCAGCGAGTCGATTAGCCGCACGGGCCGCGCCCTCGGCAAATTCACGTTGGGCGCGACCGCCGGGGTTTGGCAAGTCGAGCAGTTCCATCGCTTCGATCAGTTTCGGATGGGTCTTATATTTTTCGAAATAGGACGTCCAAACTTTCGGATAGCCGACCCGTTCGACAAATAGCGGTTGGACGATCCGAATCGTATCGCCGACGCGATATACGTGCTTTCGGGGCATGACGAATTTTCTCCCTGCGGTATTGACCAACCCGTCACTAGCCGTTAGGTAGCAGGTCGTCAACACCACAGAGAGGCTTTTAATTATGCAAATCACGCTCAACACGGCCGAGTCGTCCGCGGACGAACTGACGGCACTGATCGCGCTGCTCGCATCGCTCGGCGGCCGACTGCCGTCTGGCGGCACGCACTTTGTCGTCGATATCGACGTGACCGACGAAAGCCGTCGCGTTGCCGAACATGCCGAAGTCAATCAGGGCCGCCGTGGTCCGCCGCTCGGGGTTGCCGCCAGCGACGATCAGGACGAAGGCGCTCCGGCAGACGATCAGACCGACGCCCCCGAGCCGCCCGCCGTCGACTCGAAAGGCACGCCGTGGGATGCCCGCATTCATAGCGAGAGCAAAGCGACCGTTGCCGACGGTTCATGGCGCAAACGGCGCGGCGTGTCGGACGAACTGTTCACGAGCGTCATGGCCGAACTGACCGCAGCGGGCGATGACGAGCAGGACGACGCGCCCCCGCCGCCCCCCGCGGACGAACCGGAGGGAAACGACGAGCAGGTTCCGGCGCCGCCTGCCCCCACGGAGGAAACGCCTTCGGATCCCGCGCCTGCGGCAAGTGCGCCGGTCGCTGGTGAAGCCCAGACGAGCGGGGGGCAGTTTGCCGACTTCGCGTCCTTCGTCGCGGCGGTCGCCAAACACGGCAAGACCTATGCGGAACTGAATGAGATGGCCGGTGTCGTCGGTGTCGCGGCATTCAAGGATCTGAAAGACCATGCCGACAAATGGGACATGTTCTTTTCGATGATCGGTTAACTCGGACGGGTCGGCCAGTGCCCCCATCACTGATGGCCGACCC